TTACATAACAACCAGTATGAGGACAGGTTGTATTATATGGATGGAAGAGTCTATAGTGGACCGTTAGATGATGTTGCATAATTAAAATTCAAAAAACAATGATACTCAATATAGTAAAAAATGGTACAGATTCTTCAAGTATTTTAGAATGCGTGAGAAAAACTTTCAATAACTCAAAGGTCAGTATTAAAACAGACTATGAAATATCTGTTGATATTGAAGTAGTTGGCGAGGGTGGACTGCACAGTTTGGAAGGACTAAAAGAACTGGAAGATTATTTTAGAGACTATGACATCAGGGTTTGGTAATTTTAAGTGGTCAAGAAATGAACGGAGAACAGATAATACCGCCAATTACTGATCCATTAGGGAAACATTGGCAACAACCTCACAGAAGATTTATTGAACTGGACAATACCCATGCACTTATGAGCGAACAAACGTTCAAGGGATTAAAAGAATATTCTACCTCAATACCCACAGGAAGATACGAAGGTAAAATGTGGAAAGGATTTACAAAAGGAGAATGGTATCTTGTATGGTTCGCTCCTGACATAAATCACAACTTACTTCGTATAGAAAGAAGGATAATATTAATAGTGTAAAATAAAATAAGAAAGGAGTAAAATAATGAGTCATTTTGTAGTAATGGTCATTGGTGATGACGCAGAAAAACAATTAGAAAAATACGACGAGAGTTTGGAACTTCCTCCGTATATAAAACACACAAAGGATGAGCTAGTAGCTTTGAAAAGAAAAGAGATTGAAGATTATCGAAACACTGTATATGCAAAGTATCTGGAAAACAAAGAACTTTATAAACAGGGTTGTGAAAATGAAAGACATATAGAATATCTGGAAAACGAGTTTCCTCAAAAGTTACATTGGAGTGATGAACAAGTATATCAAGATGCTATAAAATACAGTGAAATAGACGAAAAAGGGAACGTTATTTCAACATATAATCCGGATGCTAAATGGGATTGGTATGTAAGAGGTGGCAGATGGGCTGGATACCTCTGGCTGAAAGAGGGAACTGAACCATTGGTACCTGTCAATTTCTCATGGGGATGGAGCGAAGAAGAAAAGCAGAAAGTTATTGATGAAAACAGAGCAGATGTAGCCGTAAAAAAAGACATTGCTAATTTGGATAATATTATACCATTTGCTATTGTTAAAGATGGTCATTGGTATGAAAAAGGACAAATGGGCTGGTGGGCTGTTGTGCTGAATGAGAAAGATGACCATATCTGGGAAGAAGAAGTGAAAAAACTATTAGAAGGACTTTCAGAGGATACTATCATTTCGATTTATGATTGTCATATTTAATATATAACAGATTAGAAATGAGTAAAGAGGAATTGATAAATCAAATAATTGCAATAATTGGATCTGATGATAATTTTGATAATCAAATTTCCGATTATGAACATGTTTCAATGTCGCGTCCAGAAGATTTGATTCAAGATAGGACATCGTTTGAACAGATGGTTTTGTACGCTAATGAAATGATGTATAAAATCGAAAATGTGAGAAATTTGGTATTAAATGAAATAGATTAATATTCAAAGTGGAAAGATATGATATTATTTGAAAACCCACCTACTGTCTATTTTGAGAAAGTAGAAGATTATGAAGAAAAATCGACTCCGTGGAGACGGGTTCCTCCTACATATAAAGGCTCCTCAACAAAAAATGGACGTAACAAGAAGCAAATAAGAAAAGACCGGAAACGAAATAAGAAAAGATAATTATGTCACAAAAATCAATGAAACTCCCAAAACTGTATAGGATCATCGTTGATGTCCAATTTGGAGACATGCTGGACGAATGCAATAAACTGTATGATGGCGAAGGGTATGGAACTGTCTTTACCGATGCGAATGGAGATGCTGTTATTGACTATCTTAAACAATGGGATAGTGATGAATGGACTGACGATGATATTCGCAGCGAAGAACCAAGGTGGGTGAATAATGGCACTGATTCCGTACATCAAAAGGATGGATACACCCTTATTTACAACTCAACTATTGGTGGTGTATATATGCTGTATCGTGAAGCAAATGATGCTGAAATAGAATGGTATAATAACAATTGATATGTATGAAAAATGAAACAAAAATAACTTTCGTAAAATCTCCAGAAGAAGGAGAAATATGTGCTGTATTTGTGAATGAATTTTGGGATAGGTTCAAAACTAAATTGACAAGCTATATGCACATCGGACAACACGCCGGTTGCTCTCCTGACATTCTGAAAAATTGGCCTTTAGCTACTGAACAAGAATATCGGTCATTGTTAGAAGAACTTAACACAATAGGATATGAAAACATCAAAATCATTCAATCAAGAATACATTGAGAAAGCGAAAACGCTAATCCATGAGATCCTCGAAGATAAAAAAGAGTACGATGACTGGACTCAAATCTGTTTTTCCATGCAAAATGCAGTACAAGCTGCGGCTAATATATGGGGAATATCATCAGATGAACAGATTAATAAAATGAGATCCTTTATTACAGAAATGGTTTTTACAGAACTTTCAAATCTCAAACAGTTTGACATAGTGTTTAAAAAGAAGGGGGCACAAGTAGAAAGGTCATTAGACACATTGTATTGCTCAAAATGTGGAAGCAGTGATGTTGAAAAGAGGGTATGGGTAAATCCGAATACACGTGAAATCAGATGCAATGATTCAATTGAGGTGACAGATTGCTGGTGTGGCATTTGTGAAGAGCATGTAGAATTATGCACCCTTTCAGAATTATGGGAAATGTTTGGAGACATTCCGGTCAATAACGATGATGAGATTGAAGAAGACTTTCTCAACTTCCCGGCCGGAACCTTAAAGATTGATGTCTGGCATTGGTTTGATGAACGATGTCCTAACAATTTACACGATGATTTAATGTATTTTAAAAACGATGCCGTATAAATCAGAAAAGACTCGTATCGCTGGAACCCAATATGATAGACGAATAAAGCTCACTCCAGACCAAAAAGAATATATAAAATGGTTGAGAGAAAAGCAATTAATCAGTTACTCTAAACTTGCTAAAATATTTGGAGTGAGCAAGCGTCTTATTCAATTTATTTGTTGCCCAGACAAATATTTGAAAAATAAAGAGAGTTTAAAACAACGTAAAGCAGAAGGGCGATACAAACCTACAAAAGCAGAATGGGCAGCAACAATTCGTGAGCACAGGAGATATAAGGAACAACTCAAAAAGAAAGGAGATATAAAATGAAAGATAAGATTCTTACAATGTTCTTCGACATTAATAGATGGACAAAAGCAATTGAGAAAGGCGTTCTGAAGGATATTCGGAAGAGCGAACTTATCAAACTGACAGAAGAACCAACCAGAATTCGCATGGCAGAAGCTATGTTGAATGGTAAATATCAAATAACACCACCACATATTGCACAAATCCCGAAGGATAACGGAGAGTTTCGTACTGTATATGTCAATGAACCTATTGACCGTATAATCCTAAACATCGCGAACGATTTGTTATTTGATTTAATGCCAGAGATGATTCATCCTGCTTGTAAATCTTATCAGGTCGGTATTGGTTGCGGTAAAGTGGTTCTGGAAGTAAGTCACACAATTGTTGACATGAAAAGTGATGGTTATGTGGGCTGGAAATCTGATTTAAGTAAATATTTCGACACTGTTCCTATCCGGTTTATTGACGCAGCTTTTGATAAGGTAGAAGCTAAGTATGGTCACTCTGTGTTAATTGATGTATTAAGAAAATACTATCATTGCGGATTGTATTTCGATGAGAACAACGAACTGCATGAAAAATATCAATCACTTAAACAAGGATGCGCAGTAGCAAGCTGGTTAGCCAACGTGTTGCTATATAGCCTGGATGATGAACTGTCCCAATTGAATGGGTTTTACGTAAGGTATTCGGATGATATGTTGTTCGTTGGTCCGGACTATGAAAAGGCTATGACCATTTTACAAAAGAGATTGGCCGAAAAATCAATGAATTTGAATCCCAAGAAAGTAGAGTACCTGACTATGGACAAGTGGTTTAAATTTCTAGGTTTCAGCATTAAGGGAAGTATGATTTCTTTCTCTCCCAATCGTCTTAAAACCTTCCAGAAAGAAATAGAATCAAGAACCATCAGAAAACGTGGTATTACGTTGAAGAAGGCTGTGGATTCGGTTAACCGATATTTATATAAAGGCAATGGAGAATATAGTTGGGCGACTCAGACCCTTCCAGTATGTAATGTTCGGGTTGATATTAATGAATTGAATAAATTCGTAATGGATTGCCTTAGAGCCGTTGAAACTGGGAAACATAAAGTTGGTGGCCTTGGCTATGTTAAGGATAAGCCGGATGGTTGTGTTGTTAGAAGTATTGGTCGGAACGTAAAGGCTAATCGAAATAAATCTAAGAGTAAAGAAATTGAAGGTTATTTGACAATAGGTTGTATGCAGAATGCTATTTTGACCAGAAGAGCAGCGTACAATACTTTAGTGGCAATATTGTAACTACAATCTGAACACACAGTAAATGAATCCGAGGAACAAGTGTTTAATATCCAGATTATATATTAGGTGCCCCGATTCTATCCTTGAAGGATTACATCCTTCAGTATCTACTCCGGGCACCATATAATCATCTGGATTATATCAATGAAGATAAAGAGATGTGCCAATTGTTATGAGGATTTTTATCAAGTAGCACAGCAGGCAAGTTCAAGAAGATATTTTCATATTCTAAATTTGAATGATTGATCATTTCACCGGAGGTTACAAGGCTATATAGCCTTTCACCTCAGGTTCTACGATCAAGTCATATTTAGAATTATCATAAAAATAAAGTAATGTGCCGATTATTTGAGAACTTGTAAAATAAATGAAATACATCAAAAGTTATCCAAGGAATACATTTGTTTACTGTTCCGGTGAGCAGCTTCCTGGACCTATGAGTCGATAACTCATCTGCTCCAGGAATATCCAACCGGAATACATCTATTGGGTAAAGTAATGTATCAGTATTATGAGGATAACTATTTAGCACAGAAATGTAATTCAAGAAATATCATTTATATAGCTGGTTATATATCAGGAAGGACCGAGTACTAATTGTCCTGGTCCGTTCCTGATCACACCAGCTCTAAATCGAATAAGTATAGAAATGTGCCAATATTTTGAGAATTACAACTTATTACTTAACACAAAGTTTACAGTCTGGGATTTAGTAATTTAACATACTGGACAAGATATGATGCCCGCGTGATGACGGTCATCCTATGTATGACCTAGGATTACGCGGGCATTACTTGATACAGTATATATCATAAACATATAGACATGTGTCACGCTAAATGGGGGCTGTTTTATAAGTAACACAACTTTCATTTATACAAGAACCTTGCGTTTAACAACTATCCGACAATTACGCCGGCATCTACGGTTTTATAAACCTTTATTCCGGCGTATTCTGGATGTTAATATCAGGCTTTTAAAGAAATGTGTCAAAGGTTTGAGTATAAAATCAAAAGTAAACATTATGAAAAATATTTATCAAGAATCAATACAGGCTGTAGAGAACGGAACCAAGTTTAAAGTAGATTTTAAAACACGAAGTTTCAAACTTAATGGCCAATATATTATACAGAATTCGCAGTATGAGGGAGACTTAGGTGTGGAATTATGCGCTTCTCTTGATGAGTTTCTGTCTAATGTAGAGCATTTATATACTCGATATAAACATTCTATTCCATCAACAATGAGTGAATGTAAAAGCCGAAAATACTTTAAGGCTTTGTCTGATAAAGATTTGGAGGATGAAGACATGTTGTTTGGAGTTGGTCGAGATATAGCACAAGTCGAATTGGAATTATACATTCTCTGTCAAATAATATTGGGTATAGGTTGGGATGCTAATAAAATGGGTAAATGGTTTTGGCAAAGCAACAAAGATAGAGATTTAGTAATTCTCAAAAACTGGGTTACAGTAGAGAAATAAATAATCAGACTAAAAATTAAATTATTAATAAGTTATGAAACAGTTAAAATTTGAATGTCCTGAGTGTGGTACCGAGTTTACGCTTACAGCTAATCAAACCAAAGCTAAGGAGCGTATTGAAGCTCTAAAGAAAGCTGGTGTTGATGTTAGTGAGCTTTTTGCAATGCAAAGTGCAGATGGTTTGGATTTTATAGCCTCAAAAAGAGATGGTGTCATTAGTA